ATTTTTATCATTGCGTAGTTGAACCGAATTGCGTCTTAAATCTTTTTAAAAATCGTTCCGTTCTCGCAACCTTTTTCAGTTGTCATTTCGCCAGTGCAAATATAAGCATCATCGCCCCAAGCGTGTTCTTCTCCCTCTTTTGGGAAACATGAAACTACCCCTAGAAATTTTCCGTTTTCATCATAGCAATACATTTTCATCTTCCTTTCTTGTTTCACATTTTTAGTCTATTATGTAAAACGAGAAAGGAACCAGTCTGTGACCAGTCCCTCCTCTGTGTTATCTCACTGGACAGAATCCAGCCTCACAACCGTCTTGACCAATATCGAAGTCCTCTGTAGAACCAACCTCAAACTGTGCCAACACGTTTATATCAAAGTCCTGCATTTGAGCCTTGAGTGTCTCATACTGTTCCTTTGTACACTTTTCATACGGAGCCAATGAATACGTCCCTCCGTCATGAGCAAGGAAGGAAACTCCTACAAACTGGTTCCAACCATTCCAAACTCGTTCCTCGGCTTGTTCCCACTCATGAGGTTTCACAGTGATCGTATTTGAGGAGTTGTGTTCAGAATAGTGCTTTTGGAACATGAAATAAGTGTCGAACTGCTCGTCAACATTTACGTCGTCCTTTGTGACTTCTGCACCTGAATACACAGGGAAATCAATGACATATGTCTTTGCGTTCAACATTTGCTCCTCAAAGGTCTCACCCTCTGTACCGACCTCTGGATTTACAACCCATCCCACATGAGCCAACACAGCCTTTGCAAGTGGGTCAACAGCAGAGATACGAATACGACGAATGTAATATTCAGAATGAGCATAATGGAGACCACTGGAAACTCCACCGGCAACTTGAGAAAGGGTTCCCTCGGGTTTAACCGTTGTCGTCAACAAAGGAGCAGCAACCCTCAATTTCCTAGCGTAACTGTCAGCTTCGTTACGACCAGTTTCTTTCAACAAGTTAAGCAATTCACTTTCTTGGTCACGTGAATATCCAAGTTGACCCATTGCGTCCTTCCAACCTGTAAGGGAAAGTCCAAGCAATCTGTCCGTGTGTTGCCTTTGTGACCAGTTATCCAATTCAAGGTCAACCAATGTCATACGGAGTCCAGCACGAGCCGAACGTCTTTGAGCATTCAATAGTCCTTCAAGATTTAGCTTGCCATCCCTTACGAATCTTGTAACGTTTATGGTTGTGAGGTTACAAACTCCTTTTGACCACAAGAGAATTTCAGCACATGGATTCATCCCCAAATTTTCCATTGCGTCCTCAAGTTGCTGCCTTGTTGGATTCATGATTCCCAACATGCGGAAACGTCTCATTGCAAGTTCCTCAAGATTTATGAATCCTGGTTCTCCTTCTGCTTTTTGTAACAGGAAAAGGAAATGTAAATGTTCACGTGGAGGCTTGCTTGTAAAAGCCACAGAATTGTTGCTCATGCGTCTGTGGTGCAAACCAGTGCCAAGGTTCATTGGATACAAATATGACCCACCTGTAGCCTCTGCGTGAGCCTCTGCATCCTCTTTTGAATCGAATTGTTTGGTAGGAGTTCCGTCACTGTACACGACTCCATGTTTTCTAATGCCAACCTTCCTTGCTGACCCAGGAACTTCAAAACCAAGACGGTCAGCCTCTGCCATGATCTGCTCATGTCGTTGGAAAGCCTCCTCTGTCCAAAAGCCATTCAACCCGTATTTAGCAAAGATTGATTCAATGTCCTTCATACCGTCAATGAGGAAAATCTCACTTGTACGACGGACTCCACCAACAACAACGTTGTTTCCAATGAAATTTCCAAAGTCGAGGACGTGGATTGGTCGGAGTCGGACATAAGGAGTAGGAAGTTTTACTATATGTTGAGCGACTTCCACAGATTTGTCCTTGTCCTTACTCTTAAACTCGTAAATCCTTTCAGGAGGTTCGAGGGACGGGTCTATTTCATTCTTAATTACTCGACGAAAGTTAGTGAACATTTCCTGTAAAGGTTCGTGTCCAGAGGCAGTTCCCCCAAATGTATGCAGTCGTGAACCTTCAGGTCTGACATAATCGTAAACTATGTGAATTTCAGTGACAGACTCATATTCTTTCTTTGTGATAATTTGAAAATACAGTTTCAGAGATTCAACCCAACCCTCTTTTGAATCCCCAACATAAATAGTTGCCTTGGTTTTATCTTTATTCAGGAAAATGAAGGTTTCGGCAATGCGAACTCCCTCTGAATACATTTCTGTGTATGGCTTGTGAGTCACAATGAAGTTATCACGTACTGGCTCCATGTTTTCAGCCATTTTAAACGTGTGCTTGAATCCAACTCCCGTTCCCACTAACAGCAAATAAAAGTGTTCAGCCAAGTCCTCCCACTTTTCAACAGTGGTGAATGAACAGTTGAAATTACCAAGTGGGAACTTATCAGCAACTCCTCCCTCTGCCCCTCCTACCCACATTGTTCGACCCGATAAGAACTGATCGAGATTGAACATAGAGGTATACCATTCTTCAGCCTCCTGCATGAGTTCCTTGTAAGTTATTGGGAGGTCAAATGCTTCAATTTGTTTTCTAACAAGGTTGACGTTGTATTCGACGGAACGAATGACCGTTTCTTTCCAGGTCTCCCTTCGTCCCTTATCGGGTAAAAAACGGGAATAAGTCCTCAAATAAACAAACTTCCCTATGGCATTCATATGACCAGGGAAGTCAGGGAACTTGGCTAAAAATTTCGATTTAAGTTTTATTTCCTTCATTCTCAAACTCCTTTGCAATTTGATTCAGTCCCATAAGGACTCGGTAATTATTAGTGTGGTAATCCTACATATTTACAACGAGTTTGGGAGGTTGTAGTGACGAGAAAAGGACTCCGTTAAGGAGTCCCATTTATTCAATCTGAACCATTGGTTTTTTATGATAGAAACGAAACTTGACCCAACCTTTTATACCGTCCCGTTGTATCCAAAATTCACAACGAATATTATCAGGTAGGTAGGGAAGTGAATCCACAAAGTCCTGAATTGCTTTCATTTCATCCCTATACATACTCGGAACCAATTTCTGTCTCTTTGTTCGTTTTGTTTGCAGAAGTATACCACCTTGAAAGCCAACTCCTACAACGTCAAACATTCCCTTTGAGGCTGGAGACCTAGTACAGTAGAAATAACCTTCTTTTTCTAAATGTCTAATAGCTTTGTATTCGGAATAACGACCTCGTTCATAATTGCTTGCCATTGAAGCGATCAGTCCTCCCTTTGATTACCCATTGGACTGTTGTGTGAGAAACGTCAAACATGGCTGCAATTTGGGGATACGACTTACCTTCTTTGCGTAATCTTCTCATTTCTATCCTTTGTGCCTCTGTGACTTTTCTTGAACGTCCCTTGCCTAACCAATGAAGTCTCACATTGTCTCCTCGTGTAACAGCCTCCAGATTGTTTGGCTTATTATTCTTTTTATCTCCGTCAATGTGATTTACCGTCTTTCCTTCTATATCTAATCCAATGTATACAGCAATTACTTCGTGTTGAAAGAAGGAAACGGATTTTCCTTCAATCCTTACGGTAACTGTGTAATATCCTGCTTTCTTGTGAAATGATTCAATTGGCTCGTTGGAGGATATTTTTAAGACCCTCCCTAACTCCAAGTCTATTTTATATTTGGGAATTACATATTTTTTAATTAATTCAACACGTTTTTTAGAAGCTATTTTCAGCAACTCCCTTCTCAACCTCGGCACACACTTCTTTGAACTTGCAGAAAAGGCATTTATCAAAGTTAGGTTGTGAGAGGATACCTTCCCGTTGTTCCTTTACAATCCGTGCAAATTTATCAAGAAGTGCGTCCTTCATTTCCTGTGTAATGATAATGTGGAACACACGTAAGTCAGCACGTGCCTCCTTGCCTTTTGTCCAGTTATCCTTGGCTAGTGATTCATAGCAAATGATATATTCATCCACGTCGAACAACAGGGAATAGGCAACCATTTGAAGCACATGACCCTCTTGTGGAGCCTTCATTTTGTAATCACCGATTGCAGCAATAGTTGTTGACTTGGTCTTGAAATCAAAGCCAATGCGTTTTTCACCTGGCTTATACCAAAGCATTCCATCCACCATTCCGTAAATCTGAAACCGTTCTCCGTTGTGTTCAAATTGCTTTACGGTTCGTGTGTTCCGTTCCCAAGCTGGTTTCCCTTCCCTCGTTCGTAAGACCTCAAATGGAGCGTCTTTGAGGAACTTTTCAATATAGAGAAGATCACTTTGAATAGCCTCGTGGACGGCAGAACCATTCCTCACCCAACGTTTCTGATAAGGCTCAAATTCAACCTCGTCTTCGTCTGCTTTAAGAAATTTGAAAGCCAATGACCGTTCACAGTCGTCAGCACTTGAAGGGGAAAATGTGATTAAACTGTTGTCCCATTTCCCACGTAAATTATCACGACCGTCAGTGATTTGCTCCATTCTTTCCTTGAGGATTGCCACGTCAAGTTCAGTGTCATTCCTTATGTTCATTCCGTGGAAATCGTCCAGCATTTTATGAAATGCCTCTGCAATCGACGGGTCACCTTGTGGTGCAGCCTCTTTCTTTTTATCATTCTTGGCTTTGATAGCCTTTGCTTTGTCCTTGTTAGTTACACTCATGATTTATACCTCATTTCGTAATACCGTAATTTGCTATGCAACCTCTTTGTACTTTTTGAATGCCTCTGTTAGATCAGGAGTTTCAAAGAGTGTTTCTCCTGTCTTTTCATTCACTAGGAAAAACAATTTTCTTTTCTTGTCGAACTTGAACCCCTCACCCCAAGTCAACATTGCCTCAACGTCACACTTTAGAGGAACCTCAAGTTCAACACAGGTTGACATGGTTTCCTCCATTTCAATAATCTCGTCGTGTGTTATGGTTTGGTCGGTAATTGTAAGCAACTCGTCATGAACGGTTGCCATGAGTTTCCAGCCTTTTCGATTCAGGAAGTTTGCCATTCTCAACATAGCAATTTTCATTATGTCGGCTGCTGACCCTTGAATGATTGCATTGACGGCTTGGCGACGAACCCGTTCAACAGGTTTCTTTACAGCTTGAAAATCTTTTTTCAATTTGTATGGCAATTGAGGATATTTCTTTTTGTTCCAAAAGTCTTGAGGTAATGTGTCTCTTTCTAGTAACCTAAGAATTTCAGTTTTGAGTCTATCGTATTGACGAGCCTGTTCCCTATGTTTAGGGAAACGTCTTTTCCGACCGTACAATGTTCCGACATATTCATTTTCTTTGACAAACTCCCAAACTGATTCAATCCATGCCTTGACCTTTGGATAAGCCTCATAAAAATCAAGAATGAATTGTTCAGCCTCCTCGACGGAAATTCCAAGTTGTTTTGATAGAGTCCACATGCTTGTGCCGTACATTACAGCCAATAATCCTGTTTTCATCATTTTTCGATACTTGGAACCGTCACCACATTGTTCAATGGGAACTTTAAATGTCCGTGCTGCCAGCGTTGAATACAGGTCGTATCCTTCGAGATAAGGTTTTCTTAACTCCTCGTCACCTGTGATATGAGCAAGTACCCTCGGCTCTATCTGTGAGAAATCTATACCAAAAATCACTTGACCGTCAGGTGCAATAAACAATTTCCTTGCACGACCTGGTAAGTTCTGAAGGTTCGGCTCGGAACTTGAAAAACGTCCTGTGTCTGTCCTGTCCTGGTTGAATTGTCCGTGAACACGTCCGTCCGACTTTACTTTTTCAGGTAATGCGGAAATGTAAGTCGAATACAACTTGAAAAGGTCTTTGTACCTCAACAACGTGTTCAAGACCTCACAGTCCTCTGCCAATATCTTCAACGTTGGCTTATCGGTCTTGCGTTGCTTCGATATGTCCTCAAGTCCCAACACGTCGTACAAAACAACTTGTAATTGCTGTGGACTATTTATGTTAATGTCACCGAGTTCAGCCTTGATCTGTGTTTCAAGGTCTTTCAAATAACCGTCAAGTTCAACGGCATACTCGGCACCGAACTCTTGGTCAACTAACATTCCTGTACGTTCCATGTCGACAACAACAGGTAATAATGGAGTTTCAATGTCGTAAAATATCCGACGTAACCCTTCCATTTTCATGAGGAATTTCTCTTGCCACTTGCCTAACAAATAGGCTCCGTGTGTATCCTTACATGCGTATACCTTTGCAACCTCAAGAGGAACCTCTGCGAACTGTGCATTCTTTCCAAATAACTGTTCAAACGTCCATGAATCCTCTTTGAATCCAAGTTGGTGCTTGTATTTGGTCAACAGGTCTTTCAATCGTTTTGAAGGTTCATTCTCATTCAGTATCTGCATGGCAATTTGAGTGTCGTGGAGTTCCCCCTTAATGTCATAGCCATGCCGAATGAACATGTGTTTATCGAACTTTGCGTTATGGAGGAACTTTTTATGGGAAGTGTCGTACAGGTATGGACGGAGTTTTTCAAACACGTAATCCCTTGGTAGTTGCTTTTCACCTGTTGTATGTCCAAAGGGAATGTACACATGTATGTCCTTTTTGGGGAGTGTTATGGAGATTCCGACCATAGTGTCGACATATACGTCCAAGCCTGTTGTCTCCGTGTCCAAACCAGTTTCAACTTCGTCCTTCAGATATTGAACCAATTTCTCCATTTGGTCAGTTTCCGTAATCAAATAGTAGTTGTCTGGGCATTCGTCGATCATTTGTTGAATCCTTGCTGACCGTTTACGTTCCTCAAGTACGGCATACAATTCCTTGGCTTTTGATTTAGAGAATTTACCAACAGGTATGGACTCTTTAGTTATTGGGTCAACGAGTCCCAATTCACCAGACTCAACAGCGTCCTTGACCTCTTGAAGCCATTCTCTATGGGATTCCCTTGAATCTTTGAGTTCCCAAATGCCTTTTTTCCATTTACCTGACTTGGGATTCTCATATCCATTCCAAACCTGTTCCCAAGTTGGTTCAAACTTTGCTGCCTCTTTTTTCTTTGTTGCTTTTTGTGACCGTGTTTTTTTCTCTTGCTCCTTGACCTGTTCTTTTTCAAGTTCGTCGGTCAAGTCAAAAGATAGTTGTTCCATATGCAAAAAACCTCCTTTTCACCCTATTACAACGGGATTAAAGGAGGTATGTGACTTATTTCACTAACCAATGAACTTCCTATAATGATCTGCAATCAGAGCCTTTTCATCCTTTACAGAATAGATATATGGCTCAATTCTCAATCGAATTGCTGTCATACCCTCTACATGGTCAGTCGGTATATAATAAATGGTTCCGTCATTGCTGTCGTACATGGCAACAACGTCCACGTCTTTTTTCTCATAAGGAGATTTTGAATATCCAAGTATTTCCCGTTCACCATTGAAAGTTGTACCATGTTTTACCTGGACTTTCACAGAACGTCCGTCCTTCTCGGCAATGAAGTCATACCGTGCTGGACTCGTTGGAAGATTGATCGTATATCCACGTTTTGAATATTCGAGCATTACAGCCAACTCACTTACATTTCCAATTTGTTTTGCTTCATTCATTCAGTTTCCTCCAATTTGTTGATTGTCTCGTCAATGTTGTCAGCTAGGTCGGCAAACCAACTCCTGTAAACGGTACGGAGTTCATGGAAAGCAATCCGAGCGTCTCCCCTGAAATGAAGCATATAGACCTCAAAAGGCAGCAAACCTTTAAACCTCTTGACTTGCTTGTTGTCGACCTGTCTCTTTGAACCAATCACAACAATCTTTGAACCATTTCCAACACGTGTTAATACCGTGCGTAATTCGTGCATGTCAAAGTTCTGTACCTCGTCAATGATTATAAAACTGTCCTCCCATGTCGTCCCCCGAACGTATGAGGAAGTAAATCCTTCAGCCTGACCTCGTTCTTTCATGACTTCATACGTGCCTGGACGGACTAGGTCAAGAGCGTCAATGAACGGTGCAAGATAAGGAAGGTCTTTATCCTCGGGGTCACCTTTGACAAAGCCTTGGTTCCGAACAGGGACTGCATTCCGAATGTAAATAATCTTTTTGTACGTCCCTTTCTCGACCTCATAGGCTCCTGCCAACACAGCCAACACGGTCTTTCCTGTTCCAGCCTTTGCTTCACAAAATACTGATTTTACAATGTCAGGTTTTTTCCAAAGGGAAAGCATATAATCCAATTGGTAGGGGTCTCCATATACTTCAATGCCTCGTTCTTCAAGCCATTTCCATTTTATGTCGTCAAATTTTCCCACGGTCATTCCCCTTTTGTTGTACACAAAAAGGAACAAGGTAATATCACCCTGTTCCTGTCAGTGTTTAGTTAATTACTTCGTATTCTTTACCGTCCACTGGACGAGCGTCACCAGCAGCGTCTCTGAAACATTCTTCTTCAAATTCCTCGTCGTAATAGGTTTCAAAAACGTCACCTTTGGCGTAATCCCCACAGAAATCATCCTCAAGGAGCCTTATCTTGCGTCCACCGTCGACCACAAGTTCAGCGTCCTCGAAAACAATGTTGGAAAACTACATTTGACCTGAACCTGTTTTAATATGAATCCTTTCAGGAAGATCAAATTTTTCAATTCCTTGAAACAATAAGGCTAATTGAATGTGTGGAGGCATTTCCTCAAACTTGGTTGCCTCATTTATGGAGTCGATTGTGTGAACAGAACCGATTTCCAATCCATGTGGGTCTTGCTGGAATGTGTCACCAATAATCCGAATTTTTTGTCCAGGTTTGAAATTACTCATTGTGTAAGCCACTCCTTTTATTTGTTTGTTTCTTACACTCCAACCAACGGACTCATTCGGAGACTGTGACTAAAAAACTTTTTCAGGGTCAGGATTGTCTCCCTCTTGTGGTTTGACTTCTTTCTTTTCCTCGTCCTGAATCTCATATCCAAGGAGACCCTCAACGTCAAACCGTGCATTCTCAAGGTCAATAGCCATTTGGTTTGTTGACTTGATATACAGAGCCTGTTCAAAGAAGTCGTCCTCGACCTTGATTCCGTCAGCAGCGTCAAACCGTGCTTGAGCGTCAGCGTCCTTTTTCTTCATTCCAAGGATAGGAGTTAGCTTATAAGCTGTCTTTGTCCCCTCACCTGCACGTTTCAAGGAGAATGCAAACTCGTCAATGGAATCCGAGTTCTCGTCAATGTCGTCCATGAGTGAACTTCCCTGTGTGTATGACACGTCAATGTACCGTACCATTTCCATATCAATGTCATAGAAAGCGAATAGGAACCGTGTTGTCGGCTTTAAGTCCTTAAACCCTTCAAACTTGGCTGCCTCACAATGCAAGCAGCGATTTTCACCGTTACCAGTTGGGTTGATACATGGAGTCGTCCAAATGCCTTTGTCAAAGCTACCGTGTGCCTCATAAGTTGTATAATCGTCGTCCGATAGCAACCGAACCCTAATTGAGTCACCCTCTTTTTTGAGGTCTTTGTTAATCTTGATTTTCTTGTAATCAAGTTTATTTTCGTTCTTCTCTTGCTCCTTCTTGCGTTTTTGCTCCTCGATCACCTTTTTTACGTCCTTGCCTTTACCTGTGAAAACTGACATAAATTGTTGCCTCCTTGTATAATAAATTGTTTTGTGAAAACACAAAAAAGCAGGTTTAAAACCCACTCGCAATGGATATATTAGAGGGAGGAGAAAACCCCTCCCGTTGTTTTAGATTGACTCAATGGCTTTTCTAACAGCCTTTAATGCTCGTGATTTCGCTTGCCTTACTGCGTCAGGCTTTGGTTCCTTTCCGTCCTCACTAGAAAGTACCTCGGCAATGGCAGCATGTAATTCATCAGGAGTCCAGTCATTCTTGAACGACTGAACAACCAGTGGTATAATTTTAGCGTTGCGTCCTTTTGCAACCTTTATAAAGTCGGAAACCGAGTCAGAAACGGTCTGCCCTATAATGGCTCCAATGACGGTCTCCTCAACCGATTTTTCTTCATTGGATACCTTATCGGACATTGACAGGTCACCGTCCTCCCCGACGAGTGCCTGTAAGGATACTTCCCTATCCTTGTACAATGACCGTTTCTCGGTTCCGTACATACGATTTATGTCAATCAACTTCCTCTTACAAGCCGTGTAAATCAACCCCATAACATTGTTGTTCCCGTCGTTGTACCTTTCAGCAAAGTCGTGACATTTCTCAATTGCAACAACCATAAATTCAGCAGCCAAGTCCTCTTTTTCCATTGGCGACGCTTGTTTGTATGCGTACTTACGCAACATTGGTTGTACGATTGCCACAAACTCCTCCCCTGCGAAATGATCTCCATTTGCATACGCAACAGCTAGTGTGTTCAAAGCATTGTCTTGAGATTTGTTAAAATTCCTCATTTTACATTCCTCCAAGTGGGGTTTTATTTGCCTTGCATTCACTCCAACGAGACCCTTTGAAAGCTGTGACAGGAAAATATTCAATTTTTATCTTTTTAAATTACGAAATATCGTAATTGTTATTTGAATGGTTGCTGAAAAAAGCCACTTAAATAAGTCACCTTCTGTTATTACTATATTTCGTAATTCATGAATGTGTTACGGGAAAAATGAAATAGGAAAGAAGAATCAAAAAGTGTGAGGGGAATGGTACGTTTGGCAGAAAACACTGGACATTGCTGTGTGTAAATTCTGGCTGTCTAGTATACTAGTCCGTTCTCCCTTATTTGTAATATACACCCTTGGAAATGTATTTACAATCCTTATTTTTCGTAATTTACAAAGATAGGGGAATAGACCCAGAATTTGTTACAATCCTGCGTCAAACCCCCATTCAATCGTGTTTTCAGCATAGTGAATTAGTTCATTTGAAGGTATATCGTTTACGTCCTTGTACCTATCGGGGAACTCCATGTACTCAATGTCTATGAACCCACCTATGTTCACAGAGATTGACTTTGCCAACCTTCGTCCCTGCTTGTCATTATCGGTTGCTAGTACAATTGTTTCAATTCCTGAATCCAATAGCAGCCGTCTCTGTTTCTTTGTTAAGGAACCTCCCATGACAGCTATTGCTGGAAAGCCATTCTTAAATAACGTAATAGCGTCAATCTCGGACTCAACAAGGTACACTCTTTTTGCTTTCTTCTTCATGCAAAGATCGAGCAAATACAAGTGGTCACGGACTGGATTGTTGTTCTCATACCAAAATATCTTTGATTTGACCGAACGAAACTTGATATTTACGAGTTTCCCATGCTTATCAAATATGGGAATGGCAATTGCCTCTTTCACAGGGTCATATCCTATTTTCAAGGCTCGTTGATAGACTTCTTCAATACCCCGTTGTTCTTCAAGATACGGGTGAGTGAATTTGTAGGAATCAAGGACAGCTTGTGGAATTACTTCATTTACTTTCTTTTTTGGTTCCCAACCTTCAAAAGATAGTTCCAATTCGTCCGTGTCCCTGAATCCTATAATGAAGTATTTTTCCAGGAGGTAATTCTCGGTTTCCTCCCAGGTTTCATTTCGGAGCCATGACAATAGTTTAATAAAGCTGCCCGATCTCCACTCACCCTCCCCTCCCGAGTCTATGAAAATGCCACTCTTATCATAGGAAACGGCAAAGGACGGGTGAGATTCGTCACGGAAGGGAGAACAGGCAATCAACTTGTTCTCCTTCCAGCGAGGTCTATTCCAGTCGAACTCACGGAGTTCAGCCTCGAAATCAACGTCGACCTCGTAATGTCCGATTAGCAACATTCCTTACATTCCTCAAAACTGTAAATATCCCCGTCAATGAACAGTGTTCCCAAGTGTTCTGTACATAGTGGACAATTAATGTCTATTTCCCCGACTCCAACAGGAACCTCTACTTTGAACTTTGCTCCACAGCCACAGTTGAATTTTTCCACCGAACATTCCTCCTTTTGTTCTCATTATAACCGAACAAGCGTTCTCATAATAGTTGGGAAAAGTGAAATCATTCGACAAATTTTTTACTTATAGGATTCTTCCACAATAAACATTCCCATAAAAAAGGCAGTCACTATTAATAAACCTGAACTTAATAGCATACCTACCATATTACTGTCAAGATATGATTTTATTCCTAGTGTTATGCACAATGTTGTCCACATTCCTGCAAAAAACCAACCCATTTCACCTTACCTCCTTAGAAATAGTCAATGTCCGACTGTTCTTTTATAATTCCGTTGTTGAAATCGACAACACATTCAATAATCTTGCCGACTGCCTTGTTCTCCCTAGCTTTTTTGATTGCTAGTTTTGCAATGCCGTCAAAAGCGTCCAAAGTGAGAACACAAGAAGCGTCTTGAATAGTTGCTGACGTTTCAGAGAAGTCCGTCAATTCAGGAGGTTGTATAATCCTCACGCCGTCCTCGTCCTCTTTGGTCTTTTCCTTTTGAGACTGTGCTGACGTTTGGTGAACTACAAGTCCTGTGACTTTGTATTTCCCAAATATCTGCCTTAACCTTCTTGACGTGCCGGTCATTTTATTCCTTGTACTGTCAGCCTTTTCATGAACCATGAGGTTGAATCCGTCGAGAATGACAAACTTCACGTGAGGATTCATTTGGAGATCAGCCTCAATTACGTCCACGGATAGTCCATTCGGTAAATCCTCCATTGTTTTTACAATGTAAGGAACCGTTTGTTTGTCGGGGTTGAAATCGTCAAGAAACTTCTTGAACTTACCTTCGTTGTCCAATTTACCTCGTCGTAACTTTGTATTATCAAACTGACCTGCCAGCGTATCCAATCGGAACAATTGTTGAGTCTTGGTCAATTCAGGAGAATAATGGAGAACTCCAAAACCTTCTTTCCAGGCATGGACTCCAAACTTACTTGCATACCATGACTTTCCAATGTTCGTAAATGCAAGCAGCAAGAGATATTCACCGAGTTCAAAACCACCTGATAGCGTGTCGTTCATGACGTTAAAAGGAGTGGGAATGATTATGTTACTTTCAGGGTTTTTCCGTTCGTTATACATTTGCCAACGTTCTTCTCCGTTGGTTGCATAGTCTGACCCTGCCTCAAATTCAATGGCTGTCATTTGCTCAATCTTTTTGGATTCGTGAGCAAGCCAACGGACAAATTCATCCCCAGGCATATCCTTGAAAGCCTGTTTTGCACGGTGCTGCAACATTTCAAAAGCCATTCGTTTACCTGTCCGTGCCTTTAATTGCTTACACAAGTAACGGAATGTATCGGCAACCTCTGGCTCATATTCAAAATCCTCGAACTTCTCAACGACCGTTCGATAATCAGGAGTTGTACCTTCTCCCTTTACATAGTCGTGAATAAATAAGAACACGTCAGAATGGTTTTCAAAATCATGTACGTCAACTCCGTACCTAAATAGAATGTAGAATTGCTTTTCGTCTATCACTTTTGAAAGGAGACGTTGTTCAATCATAGGTTCCCCCTCCTGTAGTCCTTACCCTCGAACGGAATGAGTACACAGGAACCCATTATTCGGGACTGTATCTGTTCGGACAAAACCTGTCCAACGACCTGTATTGGTTCATTACTGGTGAGGATGATTGCACGTTCCTCTGAAATACGTTCGTCTATAACTTCGTAAAGTTCATTGGTAAATGCCTCTGTTGCACCCCTCAATGCAATGTCGTCCAACACGAGCAGATCAGTTTCAATCATTAGTTTTTTGAGTTTATAAAATTGTGAGGACGCTTGCTCTTGGTCAGCTTGCGTCCCTCTGAACTGTGCGTTATACGTGTTTTGTAGTTTAGAGGCTTTGACAAACAAGGCTGGCAACTCTGTAATTTGCCGTTCTCCCTTTATGTGTTGAATAATCCGTTTGGTCAGATATGCGTTCATTACCGTAATTGCCGAGGTAGTTTTCCCTGTTCCTGTTCCTTTGGGATTACTCGTGTTCGGCACGGAATAAAGGTATAGTCCAACCCCTTCGTCAATGAATTGGTCAATGTGGTCACAAATGGCGACTATCATTTTGTATGCGTCGGGATTATCTTTTTCAATAGGGAGATTGTGTTTTGTTGCGGTCTTATACTTTTTAGGAATACCTGACAAACCAATGATTCCTGAATTACCTGATTCCCCGTGAGCCTTACGGTACGGGAAACAATGGTCGTGGCAATGGCTTTGTTTTCCTGCAAACTTACAAGACGGAGCCATGAGGCAGCGTTGCTCATTCGTTTCGGTCATTGTGCTTCACCCTCCAAGGTGACCCATGTTTGTACTCAATTTTCGTCATGGTTCCTGTCCTGAAAGAAGCAAAGTGTCTCCCATGCCAAAACACAGATAAATCTTGTGGAGTATATTCCTTATCCAAGCAAGAAATAATGGTCTTACCCTTTGCAGTTCCTTCTAACAGAGCGTCAAATATATTCATGGTTGAATCACTTCCAATTCATGAGCAACATGTAACAACATTTCTTGATCTTGGTTTA